AAGAAAACCGATTTCACAATAATTGAAGAATTGGAAAGAATTAAGAAAGGATATAACTACAGAGGCACAGCGGCAAGATCAGCAGTTATAAGTGAAATTTTGGGGGTATTATAATTATGTCACTTGCTGAAAAATGTTACATGGGTGTAACAATTTGTTGCATGCTATCAGTAGCAATAAATATAACTTTACTGCTTGCAAAAATCGAAGAAAATCGAGCTCGTTCGCGCGAGCTCAGGCGAGTTAAAAAACTCCGAGAGTCTGATCGAGTGCGTACTCGCTCCCATCTGAAGGAACGTAACAGGCAATTGACAATGTTATATTATGACATTATTGGAGGTAAATATAATGATTAATAATGATATTAATAACAATCTATTTGATGCCTTATATCAAGAATATAAAATCAACGGCTATATCGTTGGTAATGAGCCCAACGAGCAAGAAAAAGATGCAATTTGCAAATGCTTTTATATTTTGCTCCCGTTAATTTTAAAAAATATGAGTCCAAGACAACGCGAAGTAATTACGCTTATATACGGCCATAATAAGACACAAAATCAAGTCGCGAAAGAGCTAAATATAAGCCAGAGTAACATATCAACACATTTAAGAATTGCATATCAAATTGTTAATAATTTTTTCAACATTATATTTAAAGCTACTTTGATAGGTTTAAGATATGAAAAAAGAAAAAATTAAATATTCCGATATTATTTATGCGTTTGATATTGAGACAACTACAACGAATAAGATAACAAGTCTATATCTATCGAGTTTTGTATCAGTTGATTTTAGTATTAATCACGAAAGCAACGAGGATATATTACAATCAATGTCCCCGGCTCATTTTTGCCGGAGCGCTGAGGAGATAGATTCTTATCTTAGGGCTCTCAATGATAAAGGCGAAAAAGAAAAAAAGTGCTATATCATATATTGCCATAACTTAGCATATGAATTTGATTACTTGATTAAGAATGTTCCTTTTGTATTCGAGAACTTTGATAATAAAGAAGCATTATTTATCAAAGCCAGAATACCGCTTTTTATTCGATGTAAGTATATAGAGTTTCGCTGCTCTTTTAGACTTTTAAACGCTTCACTTGAAAGCATAGGAGATAACCTCGGCTATCCTAAACTTGAAATCAATTATAGGGCTCAATATTATAGTTTTTCAAAATTGCCGAATGTAGAATATAAATACAACGAGCGTGATGTTAGATTAACATTACTCGGCATTCTTAAAGAATGCTCAAAGTGGAATTATATTAATTCTGTTAAGGATATACCATTAACGAGTACAGGGTTTACTCGTAAGAACAACCAAAATATTAATACATCAGGCGATCGTAAGGATTATGCAGGTTTTTGTGCATATCAAAAAAAATTCAGTAAATCATATATTGATTTTTTGGAGCACACATTTTCGGGAGGCTATACTCACGCTAATGCTCTTTATGTCAATAGAGTATTGCATAATGTAGCGAGTTTTGACATTGTTTCGAGTTACATTGATACCATTCTACATCGCGAATATCCGCGTTTTTTCAAAAAATATAACGGCTCATATGGCTTGCAATTCTTCAAGCACTTGGAGAGCTTAAATAATTCAACTGACTATATGGGGGTACTTAGGAATTATTCAAGACCTTTTGAGTTCGCCTTTATGGCTCACTTGACACTTAAGAATATAACACCTATAATAAGGAAAAATAATCTTATATTACCAATTAGTGTGAGTAAGTGTGATTATATTGGAGGAGTCATTCTCGATAATGGGCGAATATATAAGGCTAAGATTGCGCGGCTAAATGTAACTGAGATTGATTATTTTATTTTAAGACAATTTTATAATTTTGATGTTGTTGAGTGTGACGAGATATATTATTCTCACACATATAGACCATTAATGGCGTATGTAACTAACTCAACGAGGGAATATCTCCACGAAAAAAGTACACTTAAGCATGTGCTCGCGCGTGGTGAACATTTAATTAAAAAAGATTTTTATTGCGATAAGAAGGGTGGATATATATACTCAGAAACTCAAATTGAGCACATATTATCATTACCTCATGAGGAACGAGATAAATTACTCTCCGACAATTATGCGCGCAGTAAAAATAAACTTAATGCTCAATATGGTATTAATGTCCAGAAGTTACTTAACCCTCAAATAACATATGACCAAGTAAATGATTATTATATCAATGAGCTTGATGATGGAGTGACCGCAAAAGTGTTGTATCGAGACTTCACTAACGGCTTATATATAACAGCATATTCAAGACTTAATTTATTTTGTTACGCTTTATATCTCATGGATCGGACGGATGTTCGACTCATATACAGTGATACAGACAGCTGGAAGGTCTATGGAGATATTCATAACGCTGTAAGAGTCAACGAGGAGTATAATCATTTCATTGAGGGAATAGTCCATAATTCTGAGGATTATAATATTGGATATTTCGATTTTGAGGAGCTTTGTACATATTTTGCAACTTTAGGGTGCAAAAAATATATTACCTCAGACGGAGAAAAAATAAAATGCACTATTGCAGGAGTAAATAAGAGGGCTACAAGTAAGGCATTTACTGAACTTTTTCAATCGCTTGATTATGATATAGATATTTTTTGTAAAATTGCCTTCAGTCCGTGCACTATTCTCTCACACACTATAACGAATAAATTAATAACACTCTATCACAACGAGGAATATAACATAACAGTTACTGACGAGAACGGACAAAGCGGAGTTATAACCGGGACTAATATGGTAGAACTTGCCAATTCTGATTATGTCCTCATGGACTATGATAAGAATACAGTTAACGAGTATATTCAATATTTTTCAGCATTGCAAAATACTGTTGTAGATTATATTCCTACTTATATATATCGAGACTCTGACGGCGAAATAAAATATAAATATATAACAAATTGGCGTGAGGCTCTCAGAGTTCTACGCGGTGTAAATGTTGAATTTATTAATATAAATATTTAGAGGGGGTTAAAAAATGATTAAAGTTAACTTAACAAACGCTCAAATTGCCACTCAGAGAGTTATTAACATTCTGGAGCGTGGTGAGGATAGACTCGCACTCGCATATCTAACTGATTTCAAGCGGAAAGCATATAATAAATTATATCGTGCCGAGAAAAAATACGAGGAGACAATGCCCACAGGTGTAGAATATCAAGTACAGCAAGCACAAATTAAGCAGGCGCGAATTGAAAAAGAGCAAATATATAATGCTGTTGCAGAAATCCGTAACTACATTAATAACCCGGATGAATATAAATTTAGTGCAGAGCGAGCCAATTATTATAAGCTCCGCCGTGCATTTCAGCGGATTAATTACATTGAAGAGAGAAAGCAAGCTGAACGAGAAACAGTTAGACAAGCTCAGAGGGAGGCGGGTACAGTTATAGGGATAACTATAACAAGTATCCGCAGAACCGCGAAAATTAATGCACTTTTTGAAAACGTCGTATTCAATAATCAGATGTATAACTTCAATTCTCAGGAGCTCGAGGAGCTCTCGGCTAAAATTAAGAGTATAACCGGTTATAATGTCTTAGAGGATTTCTACTCACATTTTGACACTTCATCATATTATGAAAGCGGAGACGATGGACAAGGCAGTGCATTTTTCGATTTCGTGCAAGATACAAGCACAAAATTAAAAAACATGCTCACTGTCTATAAGGACAGTGAGGAACTCGCAGAGCTTGAAGAACAAGTTAATAAATTCTTAGCTATGGCTCGTATGTAAGGAGGAATATAATGAGTTATCTAACGCCGCAAAAACAAGAGGAGATACTATCTCGGGGTTATGATATTAACGTTTGGATAAGTGACAGGAAGGGTAGAAAGAGCTCAACAACTCAGGAGACTCTACTCTCCGATGCCTTGAATGGCTCGCCCTTTATCCTATTGCGTAATAAAAAGGATGAGCTTATTAATGAGAGTTGGCTATCTGAATATATCGTTAATAAGTATAGTAATTATACATTCTATACGGAGAAAATTAACTCTAACATTGCCGCATTAAAAGTTAAAACTCCGGATGATAAGGTATTTATATATTGTTACGGCTTATATGTCTCTTTAGCACAGAAATATAAAAGTTCATATTATAAGGGCTTTGAGGCAGTTAAATATGTTGTATGGGAAGAGTGTATTCCCAACACTCCCCTCATTCAGAATATTAAATATATTCGATCGCGTTGCATGGCTGAGATTTATAATGTGCTCAGCATTACAAGCACAATTGCAAGAGATAATAAAGTCCAGCTTATATGGCTTGGTAATGATATTTCGGATAATATACTCAACCCGGTTACAATAGCGTTTAATCTGTTGGAGCGACTTTCACCCAATATGGAGATTGAGGAGAGTGTTACTCTGAATGATCGTGAGTATAGTTTCTATTTTAATTATTTTGATTTTGAGGGAGCTGTTAATCATTGGCTATATAATAAGAATCTACATATCGCAAATAACATTGAAAATGAGAATCTTGTTAAATATAATATACAACTTAAATCAGAACATAAAACCTATTATATCTATAATGCTGGTAATTTTTGTCATATATCTGATAAAAATTATATAACGGCTGGGAAATTAAGTTCTAATATATATACAATAGAGGATTTTTTCAAAAAATACAGTGCTCAAACTCTCCTCAATAAATATGGGCTAAAAACTGCATTGAGTATGCTTTGCACATTCTATGGTGTTAGCAGGAGGGTAATAATTCAATATTTTGGCAATAATTGGTATTATGGTGATATTGTTTTCACTCCAGATAATATATCAGATAATACTATAATTATTGACCTTGAAAAAATAGTTAATATGTCTTTGGCTGATATTATGAGGCTTAATAATTATTATGACATTAAGAATTTAAATGAATTAAGAAAAACGTGCTCCGTTACTTATAGTAACATTAAGATAATGTTATTAATGGAGGAGCTTGGGAATATATTAATGTTTACTTGATATGCTTTGCATATTAGTATTTGTGCTATTCTTTTATTAAAGAATAAATAAAAAATAAGGAGGAAAAAGCAATGGCACAGAATAAAAAAACAAACACAAAGGGGAAATGTAAAGGCAAGGATTATGAGGTAGTTCCTGACTTTGCAGCCGATTTTATGACCGAGAACGGTGCAACTGTTGAGCTCGCACTCTATGACAACGGAGACGATAAGCAAGACAGAGTTAAGCTCGTTATCGGTGGCGCATTTATAATTTATTGCTCGGCTGTTGTTGTTGATAAAAATAAAAGGGAAAAATATGTTTTTCTATCTTATCCAAGTTTTTATAGCAATAATTTGAAAAAGTACTTCAATCAAGCTTACTGCTTTGAGAATTCTCTTATTGAAGAGATTAACGAGGCCTTGACGGGTTATTATTTCGATTAAGATATATTAATCTAATTCAGAGAGTCCACTTGACAGTGGACTCTTTTTGTTTTATAATATAGGTAAATATATAGTACAATTTTTTGGACACTCAAAAATTAACCGGGAGCTCGTCTATTACAAAAGATTATAAACTATATAAATAATTAAGGAGGTAACACTTTTGGAAAGAATTATTGAATTGCTTAACGGTATCACAGAGGAGACCTCTATTGAGGAGGCTCGCAGAGTTATACTCGACGTTGTAGAGTTATGTAACTCGGTTGCCGACGATATGAGAGGCTTAAAGGATATTGTTGACGAACAGGCACAGAGTCTCACAGACAAAGATTACGAAATAGCGAGACTCAAAGAAGAGAACGGACGTATTTACAGAGATCGCGCCGAGCGTCTTATTCAGAATACCGAGGATAAAATTGCCGAGCTAGAAGAAAAAACGCAAGCCGAAACCGAGTCCGAACTCATTGCAAACATTGATATTTAAGGCATAGAAAATATAAGGAGGTAATAATTTATGGCATTAAATTCAGCACAAAGTATTTTTAATTTGATTCGCGTAAGAGCATCTAAGGAATATCAGGACTTTGTCCCGGCTCTTACAGAGAAGTCACCGATTGGTGATGTTGCTACCCCTATTTTAACTAATCCGCTTATTTTTAAAGAGTTCTCTATTCTTTTGGGTGCTCTCCTCGAGGTTGAGGTTGATAAGAGAGTATGGCATAATCCACTTGCTGAACTTATCAAGAGTAACGGACGACCACTCGGTGAGTATAGTGCTGAGGTTACTAACAACCCGGTAACTCCCAGACAGTACGATCCTCTTAATCCCGAAAAAGTTCTTGAATATGCAATGCTTGATGATAAGGTTGCATATTATGTTCGTAATGTTAAGGAGCTTTTTAAAGTTTCTATTGCGCGTGAGGACATGATGGGAGCATTCCAATCTTACGATAACTTCAATGATTATGTCTCAATGAAACTTGCAAGCCTCGAATCTGGAAGACAAATCTCAATGTTCAATCATGTCTTTGAGTCAATTGTTGCAAACTATAACGCCGGCGCGCTTGTTGTGTCCGATGTTCACACCGGCGCCAATAATTATGCCGATTGGACAGTGGCAGCCAAAAACGCTATTGACGGATTCCAATATCCGAGCTCGTTATATAATAAGTATGGCTCGCTTGCCGGCGCAAATGGCGACTTTAAAGGTTGGACAAAGACCGATGATATCTACATCATGGCTACAGCTAATTGGATTAACTCAGCTGATGTTAATTTCTTGGCCACTCTCTTTAATATCGACAGAGCCGACCTTCAAAAGCGTATTATTAAGGTTATCGACTTCGGCTATGATGCTTATAAAGAGGTTGGCGGTGAGACAATATTCGATAAGCATGTAACAACGGATATTGATGCAATTATCTTCGATAGGCGCATGCTCCACTTCACTAGCGACCTCGATATTGATGATACTTTCTATAACCCTGAAACACTTGTAACTAACTATTATAAGCATTGGTGGGCAACTTATCAGCTTTCACCTTTTGCAAATTGTATCGTATTCACAAAGGCAGAGGGAACTGCCCCGAACGGCGCAACTCCGGCAGTTGTTAAAATGTCCGCAAATGCGAAAACTGCAACTATCACATTATCGCCGGAAACACCAGCAGTTACTGCTGATGATATTACTTGTCTTTCATTTACGAATCTCTCCGGCTCGAATTTCGCAAGCATAACCGCAGCAGACTGGAAAACGGCTTTTGTGCCAACAATCTCGAATAATGTTGTTACACTTACACTTAACTCCGAGCTTTCGAACGCAGTCGCTGACACCGACACTTGCGCAGCCGTTATTAAGATTGGCGGAGTAATCGTTCAGGTTATCTATGACGGCAAGGCATAATTAAACTAACAAACTAATCTTAAATGGGATGTGAGTTTATCCCATATCCCATTTTTTTATATATCAAAGGAGGAAAATACATGGCTTTCAATCCTTTCTTTTATAATGATTCCCCGCTCCCGCTTGAGCTTATACATAAGGCGCTTACGGAGCTTGATCATATTAATAAAAATGTTCTCCCGACCGTTGACGAACTCAAGACTAAGGTTGATAAACTTATAGCCGACCTTGACGATGCTATTAAGGACGAGGTACAGAGAGTTATTAACGATATGTATGACAGCGGTGAGCTCGGCCAAATCATCGGACAAGCTATAGCGCAGTCAATGACGGGCAAGAGTGGCAATTTTGACTTGCAGCATATGGGCTATTCGCTCCATAAAGCGCACTCTTACGCTTATAGCGCACTCCCCGACGCTGATGCGAGCCTTACTTATCAGGAGGAGCTCTATAACGCGTTACAAGGTAACTGTGTTTTTGAGATTAATGGGAATATGTTCTGGGCTTGCTGCTATGTATGTCAGAACGGCTACACGGTCGCCGAGAATAATAACGCGATAAGACTTTATGTATATACGATCAACCAGGACGGCTCACTCTCCTATGTTACGGACCGCGAGTTTGCGGCCGTAGGCCACGCTAACGGTATGGGCTATCTTAACGGATATCTATATATCACCTCTAACTCAATAGCGGGCTCGGGTGGCGGCGTAACTACCGACGTAGCAAGAGTCAGCTTTGACGGTGAGAGCCTCGGCGGCGTATGGAGCGAGCAATATCAAAAATACGCCGTAGAAACGAGGACGCCGACGGGCGTAGAGGGCAATTTTACCGATTTTGCTTGCGGCTTTGAGGGTGAGTTATATTTTTGTGACTCTAATATGAGTATTTATACATTCGACTGGGAGACCTCCGAGGCGACGAAGGTATATAACCGTATTAACGGACTCGATGGCTACACGGGCGACGGTATGAGTATTACAGACGAATATATCTATATGGGGGCATCTGGTTACAGAATTAAACGATATAACAAGAAGCTCGGATATGTTGATTGGGTATATCAATTGCCCGCAAAAGCTAATAACGGAGCTTTCAAAATTGGCGAGGTTGAAGGTTTCACTGTAATTAATGGCGTACTTTACGTCGCAGGCTTTTATAATCTCGCGGGCAAAAGTACTAAATATAACACATATTCAGTAACTCATTTTTACCGCCAGAATCTATCTAATAATAACTATACAATCCCATCTATGATTAATTGGAGCAACGGCTACATTATGGAGAGTGCAATATTTACTGTTACGGGGAATTTAGTTAACGATACCGATAACCCGAGACACATAACGAACACGTCTGAGTATACGAACACTAACTCGATACAAATGGCGCTTGATTTAATTGAGACTAACGACTATATCAGACGTGGTGTTATATCTCCGAGACAGTATCGTAACACGGAAACTATTGATATACGTACAACTAAGCCGATAACGATTGACGGCTCGTATTACCGAACTAATATTAACATCGGCACGTCTCCCTCCATAGGCCATATATACACGGCGAGTAACACATCTGTATATATTCTTAATGTTACATTCAATAATAGACTCCCCGCCGATATTAACGACTCAACTATTAATACTAATTGTATAGCATCTCTCGGCGGTATTATCTCGGTGCAAAATTGCACATTCAGTACGGGTCTTATTACTAACGCCGTAGGCGTGCGTTATGCTATCTATGCTTACAGAGGCATCATAAATGCACGTACTGACGAGAGTTACGCAACAGACCCCGATGCCTGGGTAAGATACCGTACGGCAAACGGCGTAACAAATCCCGCTTACGTCGGAGGCTCTGTTATTGTACGGAATATTAATCAGGTAGTAAGTGGGAATTAATTTAATGAGCTCCGCTCGTATGAGTGGAGCTCAGAGTCTTGGAGGTATAGACTATGATTGACACTATTTATCAATTATTAATTGAGCAACGAACTATATTAATTATAGTTTTAGTTGCCGTTATTCTTGATTTTATCACAGGAATTACAAGGGCAATTTTTCAAAAAAATATACAGAGTGAAAAACTCAGAAACACTATACCAAAAATAATGGGATATTTTGCCATTATTATTATTGGTGTATGCTTACAAATTGTTTTCAATATCGAGTTCATAACAAAAATAATTTGCTTATTCATTATTGTTATTGAATTTATATCCGTTATTGAGAATGTTAACAATTATGTAACAATTCCCAAATTTTTAACAAAATTACTCGACGATAAAAAGAACGAACTCGACAAAGGAGGTAACGATAATGAATAAATCTTTAACCCCTAAAGAGCGTAATATCGCGCTTTGCTCTCAATTCCTCACAATGAGTAAAAATCAATCTCTCCATTGGGAAGACCTTATAACTTCCCTCGGTAACTTCGTCCCATATTACGCTCAATATACCAACTTATGCCTTAACTTTTTTGAGTGGGAATTACCGGTTGACAATGAGCAATTAAACGGTGATTTTATCGAGCGCTTGCTCCACTATAAAGGTCGTTGTGCTGTTGTTAACGATAAAAACAAGGGGCTTATCGTTTGCGACTTCAGAACTGTTGACGGACAAAGTAATATATTCGGTTATCCCACCAAAATACAAGCTCTTGATATATTTGATTATAACAAGGTTATCGGAGAGTATGAGAGCGACGATTTTGTTATTATTCCAAATAATAAACTCTGGTATCCTACCAATATAACCGTCTTAAAATATGCAATTGATATATCTAATATTACAGATGCGATGAATCTCAATGTTGAGTCACAAAAACTGCCTATTATCCTACAATCTCCAGATGATAAGGCAAAGCTCTCAATGGAACAAATAGCCGATAAGATTGAGACAGGAGAGCGATATATATTTGCTAAATCAGATTTCAATATTCAAAACGCGGTGCAATCACTTAATATTAATGCTCCATTCATTGCTGATCGTCTTCAAGATTTACAGCAAAGAAAAATTGCGGAACTTTTAACTTCAATCGGCATCAACAATCAAAATATCAACAAAGAGAGTGGAGTCACTACCGATGAAGTTAACTCCAACAACACGCTCGTTAAGTTAAATTTTGATTCCATGCTCATACCACGGCAAGAGGCATGCAACGAAATTAAGAAAAAATTTAATTTAAACGCTTGGTGTGATGTTAAGGATTATAACACTAACGATTTATATAATGCGGAGGGAGGTAATAGCAATGTCACAGTATAGTATCTCACTTAAGTCAATAATTAATATTAACTCACACGGATCGCCTCATAATGATGATGTATTCGCAAACACCCAAAAGAAAATTGAGCGCGGTCGTGAAATATTCTTTAATTTTGATTATGATGGAAATGAGAAATTTAAAGAACTTTTTGAAAATAAATTCATCATCACTTATTTGACAGAGAATATTTTTTGCTTGGATATTGATTTATTTTTGCTTGCTTTGCAAAACGATGTTAAAATTAAAGCGCCTATTTTTTACAACAAATATAAGGCTATTGAGGAGCTAAAAGATGCAGACCTCACACTCGGAGACAAAACAAGCGTTAACAGACAACTTGACGAGGAGCACGCGGACAAGGCAAACGCAACAACAACAGGCTCGGGCTCTACAAGCGGCAAAAGTAAATCGTCTCAATTCCCTCAAGACATCGTAAACTCGAGCTCGTTTGATAGTATTAATTATATGGACGGAGGCAATGCATCCGAAACGAGTAACAACTCAAAATCGAGTAATACATCGGACGGCAGCGGAACATCAAAGCATGTAGAGAGCTCGGAAACTGTAAGAACAGTTAACGCATTTGACCGAATTGAGAAATATCTCGAGCTCCAGCTTGATGTGATTACAGATTTTGTTATGTCGTTCAATAATCTCTTTATGCAGATATGGTAGGAGGTGAAAATATATGGCGTATAAATCGGGAACACCCAACGGAACGCTCTACGCTGGCAATGTTAAGTGGAGTAATGATTATACACATACTATGCTTTTTGGTTCTCAAAGTGCTCGCGATGATTTTATGAAGGATCATTTATCCAAACTAAAAAATAATGTTATATACTATAATCCCAATAGATATATTGATGTTGCCGGCAGACTCCAAAATGCCGAGAGTTATAACTATGTTTTTTATAACAATGACAGCGATATTTCAAACACAAAGTATTGTTGCTTTGTCACCAATTATGAATATATAGCGCCCGACACAACACGACTTTATATTGAGCTTGATGTTTTTCAAATGTTTATCTACTCGACAAGTTTTTATCAATCGTACATTGAACGCGCTATCATTTCCAAAAGTGCCGATAATTCAAATACAAATTATTTGCCTGAGCCAATTACTGCCTCTCTTGAATATGAGAAGAAATTAACGGATATACTCGAATCCGCTAAATGGGAGCCGGCATGGGTGCTCCATATGGCAAGTTATTATAACAGTGCAACCGGTAGATATGATTATAAAGGCATCGGCACAAATAACACATATGGTGAATATGGGCGCTTTATTGAGTCTCAAACCGAAATGGAAAAAGTTCTAACAATGTATGGGCGTAAAGGTATTAACGAAGTATTAGAGGACTTCAACGTAATGTTGGATGACACAGTTGATAACTTCACGCAGAACGGTAAAGAAGTCCTAAAATCGATTATACAAGGCATTTTCAGCGGTGGTATATCGACAACAGAGGGGTGGAATAATATGACGGGATTAGCTGCCATATCGGATATAGGCTCACTTGCTGACTTTCAGGACCACAGGGACGAGCTCCTCGGACTTTATGCCATTCCGCAATGGCTCAAAGAGGCATATATCGCTGATGGCGGTAACTCTAACTTTGCCGACAACAGACGAAGTTATAAAGATATTGACTTGTCAATCAATCGAAATTCTCTTGCTAATGGTTACACTCCACGCAATAAGAAGCTATTAACGAGCGTATGCCGTGGATATATTCTCGCCAATAAGACAGGCATGCGCAAAGTGTTTAAGCCGGAGTTATTCGATGATAATCCAACAATCAGAATAGCCGGTATAACAATGGCAACATCTGGCTATCAATGGCATATCAACAACTACCATGAGATTGTAGACTCCTATGGTGAAGTCCCCTACAATTCAGAGTGTCGTGTCGGCTACGACGCAAACACCGGCTTGAACAAGGCTATTAATACCATGGGTGCTATATCATCAGTTGCCGGAGGAGTTGGAGCACTTGCCGGAGGAATTGCAAGTAAAAACCCGGTTGGTGTTATTGAGGGGGTTAATAGTGGAGTTAATTCACTTGTCAACGCTGTTGATATGATAGGTAATCAAGAGCAACACATCGGTAACAATGGCGACTTGCTCAGAGTCACAGGAGGACGCGCGCAATTAAGCTGGTACGAGATTAGCCCAACGCGCTCCGAATGTGAGAGTATTGACAACTTTTTCGATATGTATGGATATACAATCAATAAGCATGCTAATCCGCGCTCATACTTTAACACTCGTTCAGTGTGGAATTATATCAAATGTGCTAATGTTAATTTATCTTGTGATGCACCGGCGGACTATGAGAATAAATTGAAAAATATATTCTCATCAGGTGTAACACTATGGCATAGTTACTCCGATTTCGGTAACTACGCAAAAACTAACTCATAACAAGGAGGTATATAATTATGAGTAAAACAAATAAAGGGCTTGTGGAATATTGCAAGGCTCAACTCGGCAATCCATATTGGTATGGCTGTTTCGGGCAAACAAGCTCACGCCAACTTTATGCAACAAAGAAGAAACAATACCCAAATCAATACGAATGGGCATGCCCTAAAAATCAAATCGGAAAGAAAGTACACGATTGTGTAGGACTCATCAAGGGTTATCTCTGGAGTGAATCTCCCACAAGCAATCCAAAATATAAAGGCTCTCAGGATGTAAGCGCTAACGGCATGTATGACAAATGCAAAACTAAAGGTAAAATTAACACTATGCCGAATGAGCCCGGAGTCCTTGTATTCATGAACAACCACGTTGGTGTATATATCGGGAATGGTTATGTTATCGAGGCGCGCGGTCACGCATACGGAGTTGTGAAAACAAAACTCTCGGAGCGCAAATGGACAAAATGGGGTAAATGCCCATGGATAGAATACTCTTCAAACACAGTGAGTGCAAATAAAAGCCACTCACACTATCCAAAATATAAAGGATTATCTATCTCAATTGTTGATGCACTAAAAAGTGTCGGTGTTAAGGATGTAACACTATCACACCGAAAAAAAATTGCAAAAGCAAACGGCATTGCAAATTATAAAGGCACTGCAAGCCAAAATTTAAAAATGTTAAAACTACTTAAAAAAGGTAATTTAATCAAGGCATAAAAATAACCGCGCGGCATTCAAAAAAATGTAGCGCGGTTTATTTTGTTATAATATCTCAATAATTTCACTTATAACTGCTGATCTTGCCGCTGTGCCTCTGTAGTTATATCCTTTCTTAATTCTTTCCAATTCTTCAATTATTGTGAAATCGGTTTTCTT